CCATGTGGCCTGCGCCGATGAAGGTCAGCGTAACGCCGACCAGGGTCTGCTCGGCTGCAAGGTTCATCTCTGGCGCCGATGCTGATTCGGCGGTGATGAACGCGCCGTCGACAACCCCAGCGCCAGCCACCACCATGCCGTTGCGGACGTTGGCGTAGTCGGCGGTGGTCAGGACCTTCTGCTCCAACGTGGTGTCGCAGTTGGCGAGCCCGAACTGGTCCACGTAGGGACGCGCGGCGAGCTTCCTGCCAGTAGCGCCTTGAAGCACTCCCGACGCCTCATTCACGAACTGGATCAGGGCCGCGTCTACCGATTCCGCGTCGAGTTGCTCGACCTTCCCTGGACGGATGTACTCACGCGCCGCCTCTAGGGTCGAGAGCGCCCACGGCTTGAGCATGACATCCGACACAGACTACCTCCACGAAGAACGGCGGGCTTCCGCCTGACTGGTGGGGGCCGCACCCATCCCTCCAGGTTTCCGCCCGCCGAATCCCGGCTACGTCGTCTCTTCTGCTGCAGGCGCTACGGCCGCCTCTGCTACGGGGGCGTCCTCGACAATCACGAACCCATCGACGGTGCGGAGTCGCTTTGCGCAATCCTCGTGGACCTCGCACTCCTCTCCGCTAGCGAGCGCGATCGTACCCACGTTGTCACCGTCGCAGACCACCGCCGCGCCTGGACCCACGTACTTTACCTTCATCATCCCCATGGACTACCCGTCCTTCTCCGTCGCGTCCTTGACGGCCGACTTGACTGTCGCAGGCTTAGCCACCTTCTCGGCATCGGTCGCAGCCTTGTCCGCCGCCGGCACAGGTGCCGTATTCGCTGGAGCAGGCGCATCCAGCCACGTGATGCCATCGATTCCAGCGAGCCGCCTGGCTGCCTCTTCTGAGACATCCGCTACGTCGCCGGGCATCATGTTGATCGAGGCGCTCCTGGCCTCGTCGCCATCGATCAGCCTCGTCGGCCCAGCCCATCTCACCTTTGCCATGCAGCCTCCTGTGGTGCTACGAGAAGTTCCTTCCGATGCCGACGATTTTATTGGCCGCCGCTGTCGAGGAGAACAGTTCCTTGAACATGCCGCGCCAGGTGCCGCGATAGCTCACCTCGTCGGTGTCGAAGCGGTGATGGATGGTCCGCTGAACCTCGACTCCGCGACGCCGACCACGCAGGAACGCTGAGCGGCAGACGAAGAGCAGGAACGAGAAGGTGTTCGAGGCGGCGTTGGTCACCAGGCCAGTCGATGCGACATCCTCGCGTACGAAGTCCGAGAGGATGACCGGGCGTCCGCAGTACGAGGCGATCTGTCCGGGGATGAACACCCCGAGATTGCCACCCATTTGATCGAGTGTCAGGAAGCTCGGCATCAAGGCTCTGTTGATGAAGAAGTTTCCGAAGCCCTTGTGGCCGACTATCCACGCTCCCATGCTCGACCCGTACCGCCCCATCGCCTTCGGAATCTTGGGCAAGGTCGCGTCAGTGAAGGTCGCGAGGTCTTCGTTCGACATGCCTGAGATGAGCGCCGTTTTGCGCAGCCCATTCCACGCCTTGCGGGCATGGAGCAGCAGCGCCGCCGACGTCCGGGTGAAGACGCGGTTCTGGGCCTCGGCCCCCGCCGTGATGGCCGCGCTCATGGTCAGCGAGGTCGCGGACTCGACGCTGACCACGGTGCAGCCAGCCGGAGGAGCGGGTGTACCACCGCTGACGACGTCTCCCTGCTTGACCCCCGAGGTGAAGAAGTTGGCCCCGGTCGTCAGCGTCGTCGTCCCGTTCGCGGTGGTCGAGATGGTCGGAGCGTTGGCCTGCATGTCGGTGTCTTGGGCCGATCCAGTTCCGACAGTCGTGTCGCCGTTGATGATCGCATCCTCTTCACCGCGCCCGAGGGAGCGCCCGAGAACGCGAATGAAGGTCTCGGCGAAAGCGATCGCCGTGTCCTCGTCGAGTTCTGAGCTAACTCCCTGCATGAACACCGCGAGCTTCACGGCGGTCAGCGTTGCCTTGTTGGCTCCGGCATCCGTCGCGGGGATCGCGCCGTTCTCCGGAGTGAACTTGGCGATCGGATCGAAGTCGATGATCGGTGGCTCCCAGGTCTTCGACGGCATGTCGAACACCTCGAAGAGGCGCGCCACGACAAGCTCGGGCGTAACGTACTGCATGAGACGGCTGCTCATGGTCGAAGGCACCCAGTTGCCGCCCTCGGCAGCAGTCCCGGTGTCCATGTCGCGCTTGACCATCTCGACAAGGCGCTCCCAATGACGCCACAGCTTGAGGCTGCGCATTTCGGCCATCTTGCTGCCGCGCCCGAGGAGCAGGCTCGCCACCAGGAGTTCGTCGTTGGTCTGTTGCAAGTCGCGCTGTAGGTCGGCGACGTAGCTACTGCGACGTGCACGCGCGATCGGCTCACGGTCCATGCCCTCCATCTCTTCGACGGATAGCTGGAGCAGGTTGTGCATCAGTCGATCGCGCGGATCGTCCGAAACCAGCGGCATCCGCACCTGGATGGGTTGTCGCTCGACGATTGCGAGCTTCGAGAAGGCGGCAATCTCTGCTACTCGCGTTTGAATCTGGAGTTGCTCTTCGGGAGTGCTGCCGCCGTCCCGAGCCGCGACCTTGTCGGAGAACTCGCGCAGGTCGTGGAGGCGCTTGGACACGCTCTCCAAGGCGTTGCGCTCCTCCAGAAGCTCGATCATCTGGCCCTCCAAGGCCGAGAGGTGAAGGCGTATGGCGGAGGGCCGAAGCCCCCCGCCGTTGCCGTGATGACTTACGAGAAGTTGCGGCCGACGCCAACCGACCGATTGGCTGAGCCCGCACCGACGGGGTACAGGTCGCGCCAGTGGCCACGCCACGTTCCCGTGTACTCGATCTCGTCCGTGTCGAAGCGATGTTCGCTCGAACGCTGGACCGTGATGTCGCGCCGACGCCCAAGAGCGAAGGCGGTCCTGTTGAAGAGTTGAAGTGTCGAGAGGGTGTTCGGACCGCCCGTGGTATTGACGCCGGTCGATGCGACGTCGTCGCGGACGAACTCCGACAGGATGACCGGAGAGCCTGCGATCTGGGCGACTTCGCCCGTCATGATCGTGGCGCCGGGGCCATACTTCTCGATCGTCAGCACCGCCGACGCCTGTGACGCCTGGGAGAGCGTGAGAATCTTGATGTAGCCGACGAGGTTGACCAGCCACACCAGATCGCGCGCGAACAGGCCGAACATGTTGCCGCCGGAGCCGCCCTTCATCGCCGCGCGGATTCCGAGAAGGTTCTCGATGTTGAAGGTCGAGATGTCCTTGTTCGGCATTCCGGACACCAACGAGAACTTCCGCAGGCCGTCCCACGAGCCACGACGGTCGGTCGCGTAGCCTGAGTTCTGGGCCTGCTGGAGGTCGAAGTCCTGCGCTCCGGTACCGCCAGCCGTGATCAGCGAGTCACCGTTGATGATCGAGTCCTCGATGCCGCGCCCAGTTCCTGCTGCGATCTTCTGCATGATGCGCGGCTCCAGTGCGATCGCCGCGTCTTCGATGACTTCGGTGCTAGCGACCACGCGAAGGCCGAGCTTGGTCGCGGTGAACGTGACCTTGGCGGTTGCGATGTCCTGCTGACCAATCGACCCCGTTTCCGGCACCTTGAAGGCCACCGGGTCGGCACCGAACAGCGGGTAGTCGAAGATTTTGTTCGGCATGTCCACGACCTCGAACAGGCCTGCGACCTGAAGCTCCGGCTGGATCAGTTCCGCGAGTCGCTGTGAAAGCTGAGTCGGAATCCAGGCGCCACCCGCCGCCGCCGTCGAGGTCGTCATTCCGAGTCGCTCGAACTGGCCGACCGTTCGTTCCCACTCCTTCCAGGCCTTCGGGCAGCCACGCTTCATGCGCTCGACCGGGTCGGTCGATGAGCGTGCGTAGGCCGTGCGCCCGTTTCCGGTCATCACCAGGTCGGCGATGTAGAGTTGGTCGTTGGCGCGATGGAAGTCGCGAATCGCTCGCTCGCTGACGCTTTCGACCGCCCGCGCGATTCGCTGCACCGGAGAGTTGTCGAGCGACCGATAGGCCGCTCCATAGCGAAGCTCGTCCGGAGACAGGCTCGCCAACACATAGTAGGCTGGCGAGGTACGTTTCTCGTCCGGCACGATGTGCTCTGCAAGCAGCAGCGGCTCCATCGCGTCGAAGTCCGTCGCACCACCACTGCGACCAGCCGCCTTGGCGATCTTGTCGGTCTCGACGAGTTGCGCCTGCATCGTCTTGATGTCGTCGGCCATCTGCCGCTGGATGTCCGGATCGACCGTGCCGTCGCGCTTGCACAAATACGCGATGCGCTCGTGAATCTCGTTGACCTTGGCCACCAACTCGTCGGCCGTGATCTTTCGGTCGGTCGGCAGGCCGCCGACCTCCGCGAACGTCCTCTTCTCGACCTTCGTCTCCATAGCTCGGTTCGCCTCTCGCTGGGGCTAGCTTGTCGCGTACGGCCCTTCGGTGGACGGGGACAGCGTCTTACTCGGCGGTCGCGAACACCTCCTCCAGCGAGGTCGCCCGCTTCGGGTCCTGGCGCTTGCACAGACGCACCTTCACGCCTGCATCGATGTCCTTGAAGCGCTCCGACCCGTCGGATACTTCAGTGTCGGGCCATTGCTTGAAGCGGATGTAGTCATTGCCGTTGTCGTCCATCATCGACGCGCGGAACTCGTGGGCGCGGACCCAACGCTTGGCTGCGTCGGCGTCCTGGAATCGGCTGCGCGCACACAGCACCGTCTGCACCTCGTTGCGAAGCTGTCGCAGGCTGACGATCGACTGGAAGTCCGGCACTCCTGCGACGAACCCGCGCTTGAGGTCCTTGATCACAGGCTCCTCGAGGTCGTCGGCCGCCAGGAACTCGTCGAGCGACAGCGACTTCTTGATGCCGCCTAGCATGCGTGAGCCCGGATCAGGCGTGAACATGCTGGTGTCCTTCTGTCCACCAGCGAACACCAGCGAGCCTTCGAGCACCGTGGTCACATCCGAGAACTCGTAGTCGCAGAGTCCTTCCTCGTAAAGCTCGCCAGGGACGTGCGGGCAGCGGTTGTGGTCGTTGATCGGGTTCATGCACAGAGCGCAGGTGGCGTTCAGGCAGCGCCAACCGACTGACACCTCCTGGTAGATGCCGCCATCGATCCTTCGGGCGATCGCATCGCCCTCTTCGTCTCGTGCGAGCGTGTAGAACAGCCCCTTGACCCAGTAGTTGTCGCGCTTGGGCCGTTGCAGGTCGTCGCGGAACACGCGCTCGGCCGCGAAGAAGCGGCCCACCGGGGCCTGGCTGTAGTCGTGGCCGACCATCACCGGGCGTCCCGGCAACATCTCGGCGATCTCGTCCAACGCCGACAGCGTGAAGCGACTCATGTAGTAGTCGCGCTCGCTGTTGCAGAGCCACATCCCGCGAACATGGACCTCGTCCGACTGGAGTTCGTTGTTGCGAGCGATCGCGCGAATCTTTCCGATGTACCGCTCCGCCAGCACCCGCGCTCCGCGTGAACCGTCCACGCCGCGAGCCGGATCAAGATCGAGGCCGTTGACCGTATCGGCAGCGCGCCTCGCAATGAACGACTTCATCGCTGCACCTCCATCGGCCTGACTCGCATCTCCGTCCTACAGTTGGGACAGGCCTGCTTGAGAACATTCGCGACGGCGACGAACTGGTGCTTGCACTCCGGGCAGGTCAACAGATTGGACCTCATGCGACCGGTCGGCACCGGCGAGCCCGGAATGCGGTGACCCAGGTCGTTGTGCATTTACTGCTTGTCGCACCAGATGAGCAGCAGCGAATCGCCCGTGGTGTTGGTCGTCGATAGCTGGACGTTGCCAGCCGACGTGATCGCGACTTCCGCCGTGACATCCGCCATGGTGATGTTGGCCGCGGTCGCATCGCGGTCGAGCCGCAGGCAGAACATGAGGACGTCGTCCGTCGCAATGCCCGACACCGCGATGTTCGTGTTCGCCGTCGTCCCGGCCAGTACGTTGAACTTCATGCGGCTGAGTTGGCTCAGGACTTCCAGGTATCCACCGGTCCCAGGGCTCTGAATGCTGGTCAGCGGGGTCATTTCAGTAGCTCCTCCAGAGTGACGCCGTTCTTCACGCGGACCTTGCCGTTACCATTAACGTGCGGCCTGCCGTTCAAGAGTTCTTCGACTGACTGCCTACGCTTCCGCTTGCGACTCCTCGCGTTGATCACCGGCAGCATGGTGCAGCGACAGTTGGCGGCGAGGTCCGGAGGCAGCGATGGCGCCCCAGGGTACTCTGCCTCCCACACCTGCCCGTTGTCGTCCGTGAGGGTGAACGTGTCGTCCACGGTGACCACCTGACCATCGGCCTCCGCATGCGCATCCCGCACCGCGTCATCGTGAGCCGAGAGCCATTCCTTGCCGTCGATGCCGCTGACTTCGTAGCCCTCGTTCGTCGCGAAGTTGTATGCGGCAGCGGTCTCTGTGCGCGCAATCACCGCCGCGCCCCCAATCCTGCGGTCTCCGTAAACCTCTCGCACGCGCGCGACGAGTTCGTTGAGGCCTTCATCGTTCGCGAGCCCATCACCGAGCGCGTCGCGCAACTTCGCCCTGGTGGTGTTGTTGACCATCGTCACCATGCGCGCGGCCTTGTTCCGGATGAACTGGTCGGCGCGCTCGTTGAAAACGCTGAAGGCGACCTCGGGTGCTAGCTCCTCAACGACCTCAGCGCCACGCTCGTCGACGATGGCACGGATCAGGTTGCGGATTAGCTCGCGGTCGCCCTCGGCATCTTCAAGGAGTTGGTCCAGATCGATGACGCGCTGGAAATCTCGGACGCCTTGCTCGCGCAGCCGCTCGACCACGCGCTGCTCCTGCCGCTGGAAATAGGGAGCGAGGCCCCTGCGGAACATGCGCTCATGGCGTTGCAGATCGCGGTTCGCCAGTTTTCGCATGCGATTGCGACTCTCCTGCTGAGCCGGGTCGCTGGTGCCGTCTGCCTTGTCGGGTCCCCCTGGCGCCGCGTCCGCCGCAGGCAACTGCTGCGGCACCTCGCTCGCCGGGGACAGTGTGTACGGCACCAGCAACTCGCCATCTTGGGGCTCGGCGGGCAGGCCCATGCGCATGCGCGCCTCTTCGACCGTGAGGATCGGTGCGCCTGTCGCCTCTGAGTAGGCCTTCACCTGCGTCAGAAAGACTTCCTGGTAGGGAAGGATTCCGGTGAAGTCGAACTCGGCGACCACGCGCGGCCCGAACTGCGGACACAGGAACTCGTTGAGCATCCGCTCGATGCGCTCGGTGCGCGGCTTGATGCACTGTTCGTAGTACATCAGCCAGTCAACGTCGGCACCGTCTGAGCCTAGGGCGCCGCCGCGCTTGATTCCGAAGACCGTCGGCGGGATGCGGAAGATGCGGAGGATTTGCTCGGTCGTCCGCTCGGCCGCGCCGCCGTAGTCCATCTCCTGCTGAGTCAGGCCCGCTCGCTGGAACTCGAGCCCGCTCATAAGGAGGACGGGATCCCATGACCGCTCGACGCCTTGCGCCTGCTTCTTCAGATCGTTGATCAGGGCCTCGCGGTCCTCATCTGAGAGCGCGTCCTTGGTCGAGTAGTACCCGGCCGCAACCGCGCCCTTCTTGAAGAACTCGTTCTGCCAGCGCGATGCGTTGTACTGCGTCTCCCAGGCGATGCGGCCGACACCGACAGTCGAGATGCCGAGACCGGTGTTGTCCATGTTCGGCGTGTAGTTCTTGAACCAGATGACCTGGTCCGCCGGGATGAGCACGCGCTGCGCGGTGCCGATCCAGTACTCGAATGCGCGTGCCGCTCCGGTGGGGCCCAGCACCGGACGCACCTGATTGCCGGGGAGCACGTATAGCTCGACCGGCTTGCCCGTGCCCATCTTGTCGGTGAAGAGGTATGAGTTGCCCCAAATCTCCATGCCAGCGGAAATTTCTTCCTTGATCTCGAAGTCGGTCTGGTGGCCGTTGGCCTTAGACCAAAGATCGGTGATGGTCCCCGGAAGGCGCTCGATCTCGTCGCGCCGCGATCGGTCCGAGTTCTCGATGTAGAACTTGAGCGGCAGCTTGCCGATCTCCTCGCGGATGATCGTGACGCAGGCGTAGACATCCGGGACCATCATGTACGCGAAGGGATAGTCGAGGCTTTGCGCAGGCAACTGCGAGGGGTGGCCCATGACCCAGGACGGGACCATGGTGAACGCGCGCTTGCGGCCCGCGGGTGCGAGCGCAGTCGATTCGATCGACTTCTTTACGCGCCGATCAGCGGAGCGGCAGGACTTGAGGCAGTCCTCGTAAGACATCCGCGCGGGTGAAGACGACGTCCGTTTCGCCACGCGGCCAGTGCATATCAGAAACCGGGCCGCACTTCCAAGGACTTATTCTGCCCTGGCTCGGTGGCGCCAGAAACTCCATGGACGCCATCGCGGACACCACAGGTGACCGAATACTTCAACGAGGTTGAGCGCCCCACACGAGCAGAGAGGCACGTCCTTGTTCCTGATCATTAGGCCCCGCCGCGATCTCCTGCCGGGATATGGAAAGACGCGCTTGGCCAAGTCGGAGTGGTACAGCCGACAGACCTCTTCCCACAGATGGAGCCTCATGGCTTGCGAAGGCCTCGGAGCACACGCTCGGACTTGTCGAGCACGTAAATCGCCACCAGTTCGTGAGCGAAGGCAAATGCTTGCGCTGCGGGGCTGGACTTGAACGAGCCCATGATCTGGCCTTCAAGGCTGAGGATCACATGGAGGACCTTCGGCGGCTTCGCCTGAGGCGGCACCCAGTAGCCTTTGACCTGCTTGTCAGCCTTCTTCTTGGCGCTCTTCTTCATCTTCGGCCCCCGTTTGGAATGTCTGCGTCAGCGAATGCTCTTCTTCCTACGTATGAACAATCCTCGCGCCGGGATCGCGATCGGACGCCGCTGGCCCTGGTAGACGCCGTTGTGTGACGGAGTCTCGATCGTCGCACCCGGAGTCGCCGGCTTGCGTTTGCAATCCGCCGAGTTGTGGCCCCACCGCCTGCACTTCGGACACCATCCGTTCCATGACAACCAGCGCCTCCTGCGGCCCCCCACCTGTGTGCCGATTGCCTACTTTCCGACTGCTCGCTGCGCCCTGCGATACGACTCTTCCCAGCTATCGGTTCTTGCCAGTGCATGGCGTTCGCGACGGCCGACGTCGCCTCGTTCGGTCTTCAGGTCCCAGCCAACCTCGCACCGTCCCGAGACCCTCTCGGCATAGGCCTCGCGCCTAGCGATCGATGGCAGCAGGCGCCGCATCTTCTTGAGGCAGGTAGTTCTGGTCATAGGGTGATCCGCCTCATCTGCACGTCGCGTAGCGGGATGATGTTCCCCGACTCGACCTCGTCGAACTCGGCGCTGCTGACGACGACCTCCAGGACGTCCGGATAGCTCCATGTCTCCGGATTGATGCGGATGATCTCGGCGTCGGCTGGCAGGTCGGTCTCGACGCGCTCTCCGGCACGCATCATGCCGCCCTTGAGAATCTGCTCCAGTAGTTGGAAGGCGATCTTGATGCGGACGAGACGCATACGGTTGGGGACGGCCGTCATCGGATCGCCTCGTCCCGCGCCTCAAGCCACGCCTTCCTGGTCCTGACGAAGAAGAACGACCCATCGGTGCTGCGCTCGTACTCGGCGATCATCATGCAGTCCGCATCGACCGGGATGTTGTAGCGGCGAGCAGCGGGATTGACTTCGAGCCACTGGCCTCCGATCGGCCCGTCGCGAAACAGGGCCTTGCGGATGACCCTCGGCTTATACGCGACCTCGTCCTCGCGCCCCACGAGCCAGTCGAGCAACCTATTCCACCATCGGCGGCTTGGCATCGGCCTTGACCCTCCACCATGTGTTGCAGGACAGACATCTCCAGGTCTTCCATACTCCGTCGCGGCTGAGCGTGGACAGCAACTCGTCGTCATCACCGCACCCAGGGCAGGCGCGCGGGCGATGCTTCCTCATCCACTTCCGAATCTCGACCTCATATGCTGAATCGGACAGCATGCTCATGTCGGCCGCCTGAACGAGACGCGGGAGGCGAGCCACGCCGTGAGGGCGCACAGGCCGACGAGGCCGAGACCGATCAGCGTGCCGACGAGGTCCATGCGGACCTTGTACTGGTAGACGGCGGCGGCGATGGAGTCGGCCGGGGTCACTGGGTGTCCTTGAGCGTCTGCAGCCAGTCGCTGATTGCTTCCCGGTCTGGCGCTGGGTCATCGGGGAAGGTGCAATAGACGGTCGCCTCGGGCAGCATGTTCGCGATGTTCTCGCGGTCCTTCCGGGTCAGCACGACGGCAATGACGCTCTCCGGCCCGTACAAGACCGTCCCGTGATCAGACTTGACGGCAATCTTCATCGGCGCTCGACCTCAATCACCAAGTACCGGCCGTCCTCGGCTGCGCGAAACGTGATGGCCTTGATGGATGGGTCGGCGACGTCCGTCGCCCAATGCGCGTAGGCTACCCGGAAGTCCCCGTCGCGCTCAAACTGTGCAGGCAACCCGAGGGCTGCCTGGAAGAAGGCGACGAAGTTCTCGGGCGGCGTTTTGATCTGAATCCACGGCCCCTGCTCGCTGGATGGACCGGCCGCGCACCCATGGAAGATGTCGTCCTCGACCTTCTCGCGTTTGAGACGCATGGCGTATGAGGAGCCTAGCTCCCCTGGGCGTTGCACCGGCGGGAGGGCGTTGCCGAAGATCGACGATGCGGTCTGTTGCTTGTCCTGGTCGTTCATCGCGTCCTCCAGGTAGACGCCATCGCGCAGGAGCGCGACACGTGAGAACATGCGGCCCTCCTGCTCCTGCACGGTCTCTCGCGTGACCTCGACCCCGTTGACCTTCATCGCGCCACCGACGGTCGGTTCTTGTTCTTCAAGGTGTCGAACAGGTACGCGAGCGCATCGAAGCCGTGATCGTTCTCTTTCACGGGTCCTTCGCGCTGGCGCGTGACGAGTGACGTGTGCTGCGTGGTCGGGTAGTGGAGTTGCGGCATCTCCTCCTCCGTGCAGGTCGGCTTGTCGTCATGCAGCAGCGATTGGTCCTGCTCTACGAGCGCGCCTTGGACCAGCCGAATGCGTCCCTCCGAGAGCAGATCGTACACCGTCTGAACCGCGCTCTCGATCTCTTTCCGCGCGGGATAGGTGATGATCCGGTGCGGCGACTGAGCGAGTATCTCGCGCTCGCCCAGGTCATGGTCGGCGACCGAGTACGAGAATGGGAGTCGTAGCGGCGGAGCGATCGCCTCGCGCTCGCAGGCGGCAACCAGGACGGCCAGTTCTTTTTCTTCCTCGGCCCTGATCTTGGCTTTGTGATCCGGCACCGTCCGGTGGCTCATGTACATCTCCCGGTAGCGCCAGAACACATTGTCGTGATCGCGCGCCCACCACTGGCAGACGAAAGGATTATTGAATCCGAAGTCGAAGCTCCGGAAGCGCGGCCAGTTGTGTGGCGGATAGCCTCCCCATCGCTCCCACTCTGGCGGACGTGGCGGACAATGCACGTTCGGATTCCACACATCTCCGAAGACGATGCCTTCGTAGCTCGTCCACTGGCCCAGAACGTAGCGCGCGTGATAGCGGCCCTTGAACCTGGCCAGCCTGGCGAGGTAGGCGTTTGACAGGTTCTCCATGTTGTCGAGCGGACCAGCCAGGATAGTCTCGGACACGAGCGTGCCCTTCGGGACGACCACGCCGTTGGGGAGCTTCAGGTCCTCGTTGCTGTAGGTCTTGTGCGAGTACGTTGGATTGAACTTCCTGAACAGCCAGTGCGACGGCGAGTCGGGGTTACACGCACCCTTGATCGACTGATAGTCGCCCGCCTTGTTGCGTAACCGCCCGGCCGCGGCGAGCCACTCGTCCTCCTCGATCTCTTCGCACTGGTCTACGAGAATCAGGTCGAACTCACCGGACTTGAGCTTGAACGGCTCGTCCAATCCTACGCAGATGATCTGGGAGCCGTTCGGATAGTGCAGCGTGCTGCCACCTTCGGCAGACTTCTGCCATCCGACGGCTGCATGCGAGGGGCTGATCGTTTGCTCCAGGAGAATCCGAAGCGTCGTCAGCCCTAGGTCCACGCGGCGCTTGCGCGCCATGATTACGCGGGCGTCGTCGAAGAGGCGGCAGTAGATGTCCCCGGACTCGGTAAGCGTCCGGCTCTTGGAGCTACCGTAGCGCCCCGAGTACAGCACCTCGGGTGCGCGGCTCAGGATCGCCTGGCACTGCGCCCAACTGCCGCCCTTGAAGTAGGCGCCGGGCGGCGCGAGTTGGGGATCGAGTACCTCGACCGTCACGCCCGCGCCTTCTTCTTCGCACGCCTCTTCTCGATCGCGATCCCGGCCTGGAAGCCGCAGTACCACATGCCGATCAGACTCACGATCAGGCAGTAGAAGTCGAGCAAGGCTCCTCGATGGTTAGCGATTCGGTTGGGTTATTCGTGAGCAAGGCCGAAAGTCCGAGGGGCCCAGCCTCTCCACATCGCGCGTTCTCCACGTCCGCCAGGACTCGCCGATGCGGTAGTGTGAGCCCCTCGCTACAACGTGAGTCATTTCAGGCATCTGGCACCTCGAGCTAGTTCAGGTGGCCCGATCCGTTTCCTTCGATGGGCGGCTCGGCTGGCGGCGCGCTCGGCGGCGGGCTCTCGGCGTAGGTCAGGTCTACGAGCTTGGGCGGGTCATCTGACTTCAGGTTCATGGCCACAGCTTGCTGCCTCGGGGATCCTTGGCGGTCTTCCATGTCGACCACGATCTTGTCCAGGTTGCCTGCGGCTAGAATCCTGTCCTTCATCGTGTTGCGGGAATTGTCCATCTCGTATTCCAGGAACTCCCTGATCTTGTCTCGCAGCCTGCGCGCCGCGACGACGTCCCATTCACCGCCTTCTGCCCGTATCTCGTTGCGCGCCTCGTCCTTTAGGCGGTTGATGGCGCGGACGCCGGTCTTGGAACCGCTACCACGCGGCCGTCCGCCTTTCTTTCCGTTCTCGCGTGCGGCGTTGATCTGTGCCTGGGTTTTAGGTCTGATCACGTCGGCATCTTACTCTCGGCCTGGGTTTCCTCAAGAGGAGAGTCGCAGGCACCACTCGACAACCCACGCCAGGAACCAGCGCAGGGCTTCGGGCACCGCGAACAGCAGGAGCAGTCCTATCGCTATGATCGCGCCCACCTTCCACCACGGCGTCAGCCCGACGTCGATGCTGGTGTGAGAGGCGACCTTCGATACTACGGCGCGGCCGGGGATTCCGGTTCCGACGACTACCATGCCCTTGCGGACGCGGAACCCTTCGGTCGATGTTACTCGAAGCATTAGGCACCTCCACTTACAAGAGCGGCGGCTGTTTCATCACCGAGGAAGGAGTTCGGCATCACAGGGTCTCCCTGCGCATCATGGCCTCCGCTCATTTCACATCCCAGCCCTGGCTAGTCTTTCGAAAGTCGCCTCGAAGTCGTGTAGCTCTCTCGCTACGTAAGCGCGTACCGGCAGCCTCTTGTCGAACTCGGAGGCGCCGAGTCCTTCGCCGATCAGGCAGTCGTCCCACTCGATGAACTCGTGGCCGTAAGCCCAGCCGACGATGTTGCCGTATGGCGGATCACAGCGAACGAGTAGATACTTCTGGTGTGGCTTGTGCTTGTGGGTCAGGTGCGCGGGTACGATCAGACGCCCGAGTCGGTGTGGGGTTGCCTTGATCTCCCACTCTCCAACGTCGGGGCCTTCGGTGTTCTCCATGAAGCCGTCCTCGGGGCCATGGACAACGCAGCGAATGGCTGAGCCTTCCACCTTCGCGACGCCGACCTCTGCGAACGCGCCCCATGCGTGGACGCAGAGATCGGACTTGCCGGGATCGACCTTGTACGTCGTGCGTTTGTTGTGAGCATTCTCGGCCTGTCGCCCGCGCGCGATCTCTCTGGCCTGTTGGGTCTCTTCGTCGGTGAGGCGGAACGTCACGCTCATGCTACGCCTTGGTTGGTAGTGCGAATGTCTTGGAGCCGTTGACCCAGCCTTCCTGGAAATCTCTATCGCTCATCCTGGGTGGGCTGACCAGCCTCGCCACTACTCTCACATCGCTCCAGTCCATGTTGTTGGAGGCCCAGTCGGCGATCTCGGAGGGCATATCATTGAACATCGGCAACGTATCCTCTTCCAGGCTGCGCTCGAGGTCGTTGCCGAACTCTCCAGCGTAGTAGGCCGCGCGGTGGCGGGCGATAGCTTTTACCGGGACGCCCCACACGGATCCGTCGGGCATCGTTATGTGCATCTCCATCTCCATCGACTTGCTCATGGAGCCCTCCAGGAATGCCCGTTCCATGCCCCGCCGCAGGCTAGGATCATGGCCTGAACAGCGCCGGCAATCCTTCGATGTGATGCCGGGGATGGATGGCGCCAATACTCCTCGACGCAGCGGCGGAGCCCGCGCTCGACGTGATCTGGATCGCCGCGTCGCAGGTCGGCGTCCTGCTGCAGGTCGCGAAGTGACTTCATGGTCCGAACCACTTCCGGCCGAGGCGCTCGAAGAAGTCCATTGGCGCTGTGAAGAGCCGCGACCAGATCGGGACCGTGACGATAAACACCCAGCATCCGGCGAGTATTTCGATCGCCTCCAAGACGTGCGTTAGAACGGCCATTTGCCGAGCCATATCCACCACCACTGAAGCCACCACTCGTCCCAGTTCCAGCGCCAGGGGATCACGACCAGTACCTCCCTTCGAGCGGAGCGAAGTCATCCGGATACTTCTCGAACCTCGTACACGCCAGACCGGTGCGTGATCTTTCCTCCTCGGTCGTCGGGCGGGTCGGGTAGGTCGGGGTACGGGCATTCAGGAGGACGGTCCTTCCATCGTGGAAGTGAACCGTAATGGATTCATCGATGACGAGGGCCGTGACGTTGACGGGAACGGCCTCGGGGTCGCTCCACCCAGGCGCTGCGAGGCCCGGTGAGTCGCTACCAGCGCGGCTCACTTCCCCTCCTGGCCCGCTGACCCGGTACTGACTCGGCGAAGGCGTTCAAGCGCGGCCTCGAATCCGCAGTTGCAAGAGCCTTGGTTATCGCCACACTCCTCGGTGCATCGTCCCCAATGCTCAAGCTCAACCACGTTCTCTCTGAGGGCGCGGCTCAACTCCTCGATGCGGGCTCTGGAGTCACGGAGGTCGAGCATGAGTAGCTCGAACTCCGCAGTTGGTACGGGGTATCCTTGGCGTTCCGGGCTGTCAATGTAGACGAATATATTGGCCAACCTCTCGTCACTGACTCGCGGCTTCCGTAGGTCAGTCATCGGTCCCCCAGAGAGCGGATGCGAAGCACAAGATCAGGCAACGGATGCAGCGTGCCGACGCCCTCGCAGGTCGGGCAATCCTTCATCGCCTCGGTGTGCCCGGCCCCGTAGCAGTCAGGACAGGCGCACAGTTGGATGAGGTCCGCACACCGTTCCCTCTCCTGCTCTCGGCCCTGCTGGACCAGCATCGCGGCGAGGCTCGTAGGCGAGGTCTGCGGGTTGTGCATGATCTCTTCGATGGCATCGGTTCGGCCCTGCTCTCGGCTCTCAGCGATGAGCCCGGCGAGCAGTGGGACAGCCTTCGATTGGTCACTCGCGAGGCAGGCATCTCCACCGGGGCCGTCCAACCACTCAGCGGCTTTCTGGAGGTCGGTTGCGCTGGGCTGGGTCAAACCGTCACCTCCGTTGCGGCGGAGTAGACCTTGAAACGGCGCTTCACGGAGTGCCGGTTGTCGTAGTGGGCGTTACGCTCTTTGGCGTCGGACACGCACCAGTCCCTGTTGGCGCTCGCCTCGACGATGACCGGAAGCGGGCGATATTCCATGTCCACGACTACCCAGCAGCGGAGTCTCATCTCTCCCTACCTTTCTCTCCGGGGGCTGCCAGTTCGTAGCGAGCCACGCGGAACGAGTCGCCCCGCTGTTCATCATCGTTGAACATGGTGAGCCGGGCGGCCTCCTTCTCGGCGTCCTTGCGGAGATTGAAAGCCTCCTCCACGTCACCGAAGGAGTTGACCACGGCGTAGATGCGCTTCGGCAGCGGGCGCTCACTCACCTGGGCGGCTCCTTCTCTGGGGCGACCCCGCCCACCTCGGTCACGAACTTTTGGACGTCTCCGTACAGCGGAAGGCGAGTCCCGCCCTCTAGGATGACCTCGAACGAGCCACCCCCGTTCTTGTGGTCCCTGACTGCCACCACGGCACTTGGCCTGACCCATACCTCCTTGCCGGTGTTCCACTCTGTGCGGCGGATCATCGCGGGCTCTCCGTGGGTGCTGGCCCCTCGGGGGTGACTGGCTCCGCGTGAGTCGGATGCGCGGCCCCCGCTACGGCATGTAGCCCGGCTCCACGGCTTTCCTCTGGGCGCGGGACATCTCCCTCAGTTCTTCGGGGTCTATCTGGCATCACCTCCTCTGAGTGGGGCGTCTCTCCTGACGTTGCGGCGAGGGCGGCATGTGCCCCAGCGATTGCGGCCGCCTTGATGTTCTTCCGTAGCCCGCCGGGTGCGCTTTCAAGCTCCCGCGTCACTTCGGCGAGCGAAGTGCGGAGGGTCTGCACCTGGGCGGCGAGCCCCTCGATTCGGGTTAGTGCGGCGTCGTGCTCGGCTACGAGGCGAGCGTTGGCGCTCCTCAGCGGGCGCCCGTTCACGGTTCTTTGTCCGCGCTTCCGGCGGTCAGTCATAGCGACCCATCCTCCATCTCTCCGCGCTCGCCCGACTAGTTCCTGGTCAGGCGTCATATCGCAAGACTCCCATAGCGGTGGCGCAGCCAGACCTCGGCGATGCGTTTGCGGCGGCTCTTGGGGTAGCGCATGGCGGCCCACTTGTGGGCGATCTCGTCGAGCATCAGGCGCAGCGTCTCTTTCTCGTCGCGCCTAGCAATCTCCAGCAAGCGCACAAAAGCCGCCTCGGCCTTCTCGCGG